CGCTTCGCTTACCGGCGCTTCGCTTACCGGCGCTTCGCTTACCGGCGCTTCGCTTACCGGCGCTTCGCTTACCGGCGCTTCGCTTACCGGCGCTTCGCTTACCGGCGCTTCGCTTACTGGCGCTTCGCTTACTGGCGCTTCGCTTACCGGAGGAACAGGGGGTTCTGCGCCTGTGCGCATATTTGGATACACTCGTGCAGCTTCTTCTGCCTGCTGTGCTTCCCACGCCCTTTGCCGCTCCATTTCTAAGTAGTCGGCTTCACGCTTGTTTCTAGCAAGTTCTTTGATTTCCGCGCTGCGCGCTCTGCTTGCGCCCCGTGCCTGTAATGGGCCTAACACTGAGGCTAGAACGCCACTCGTCTTATAAGACTCTAGGTATTGTTCTTTTGCCTCGTCATCCCACAGGTCTTTGCCGAGGAACTTGCGTTCGGCAGCGGCGGAACCCGCCATAGCCGTACCCGCAGAAATAGCCGTAGCCCCGATATTTTTGGCGATAGATGCAGCGGTAGTCTTTGCCGCAGCCTGTGCAGCTTCTGCACCTTGCGTCTTGAATATGTTATCTATCTTAGCAGCGGAAGGGCCTACGAGCCTGTCAAGCCCTGCTCTGTTCAAAACCCCCGGTGCAAGCTCATAGATGGCTGTCTGTAACAGCGCATAGCCGTCAGATTTCATCAGGTCTTGTGGAATGCCCGCGTCTTTTGCGGTACGATCCAATCCACCCGCTAACTGAGAGTAGAGCGCTAGGCCACTTAAAACAGGGTTGACAGCTTTTGCTGCCATTACCGGCCCCATGCTACCGCCAAAGCCCATTACAGGCTCGAAGAACTTCTGGTTTGCTTGGGCGGCTAGTTCTTCCAACCGACCTTCTTTAGCTGCGGCGGCTATGTCGGCGTCGGTGGTGGGGCGGTATATGTCTTTGCCTTGCTGGCGGAGTTCTTCTGCTTTCTTCAATACCGGCGCGGCCATCTTCTTGGTTTTCTCACCAAGCTCAGGGCCTATGTAATCCTGTACTTTCTTGCGCGCCCATTCAGCGGTATCTTCTGATACTGCCCCCATTAGCTTAGATTGCAACGCGGCTTTTGCAAGCCCTCCAACATTTTCAGCATTTAGCGCATCCAGATGGACGCCGCCAAAGTGCATCGGCCCAGCTACACCCTCTTCAAGAAATTTACCCGCAAGCGCGCGTAAACCACCAGTCTTTTCATACCACTCGTGGGGTTTCTCTACGGGGGGACGGGTTGTTTCTTGGGCGTAGGCTGCGGCTTGCGTCGGTATGGGAGCCTGAGCTAAGTCGGGTTGAAGCTCGGCGTTGAGCGCATTTTGAATAGGGTCAGGGTACTGCCGTTCTTTCTCAGGTAAACCCGCGTTGAACTTAGGATCAACGGCCTGTTTGGCAGCTACGTGCTTATTGTTTATGCGATTCTGTGGAGGCGCAGCGGCCTCTTGTTTGCGGGTTTGCCGCTCGTTATCGTAGTCGTCGGCGGTCTTTAGTAGATGAGGACGCTCTTGCTCGATAACGGCCATAGCCTCATCGTCAGTCATGTCGGAGCCGACCATGACATAGCTCCCATCGGGGAGCGTGAGGCGTCGTAGGGTCAGCTGATCAGACGGGGCTTCCTGTACAGGGGGTGGAGTTTGTGGCGCCACTCCGTATATTCGATCAAGGCTTTCGTATCCAGTTGTCGGAACATTACCTTGAAGCAGAGACATTAAGCCCCGTTGATCAGCCATATTCTTGCCCTATAAAAACAGATTGCGAATACAGCTAGTTTACCGTATTAGTATCGGAAGGCGCCACTCGTAATTACCCCCCGCATGAAATCGGAAGGATTGCCGCCTCCGTCTGAACGAGGGTTAAACTGGGCGCCTTGTTGTTTAAGTCTTGCTATCACTTGAGGGCGAAGCTGGTTAATAACTTCTTCCAAAGGAAGGCGGGACTGCGGGCTGTGAGGGTCTTTTTTAAGCTCCTTTGCTTCATTCAGGACGATATTTTCGATTTCTTCTGCTGTAACAGCATAGGTGTTAGCGCCTTTACCTCCCATAAGAATCTTAGCTTGTTCTACACGGGAGCGCTCATCTATCAGTTTAAGCTCTTTCTGTCCTGCAAACTTCCTATCAGCGGCTGCTCTATCAGCAATCTGCTTCGTGAGCATACCCACTGCGGCGCGCTTATCTGCATGCTGTTCTTTCTCGCCAGCCAGCTGAAGGGCCATAATCTGATCTTGAAGAGCGGATTCTTCTTTAGCGCCTTGCTGGTACCCAGCGGCTCCAGCCATTAACCCCGCGCCCACTGCTTGGCCTAGATGCGGAGATTGAGTCGCAAGGGCGGCGCCGAGTCCTTGAGTAAGGGCGTTGTACCATTTATCTTTTCCTGCCTCAGCTACCCGATTTTCGTATTTGCTCTGAAGTTCAGGAGACAGCGCAAAAGAAGGGCCATACAGACTCATCATGTCCTGTACACCCTCTTCCAAACTACGGTCTTGCGCGCGTTCTGCCTGTATGCGTTCAGCGGAGCTACCGGGGCGCGGCGGGTTCACAATACCTGTATCGCGTTTGGGTTGTTTGGGGGCGGATAGCTTAGCTGGAAACAACCTTTCAGCTTGGTCGGGAGATAAGGCCGAGTCGGGAACGTCTTTGTCGTAATCTTCTTCAGCTTGGCGCCGCGCTTCTTCAGGATCAACAGGCGCTTCCTCTTCCTCCTCTTCTTCGTAGGGATACTCTTCTGTCCCTAGTTCTGGCAGTTCTTCGGCAGCATAAGGGTTTGTAGTAGCCCCGCCGTTAAAGAAGTGTCGAACAGCCCCACCCTGTGCTAGCGCGACTAAACCGCCTGTAGCGGCGCCTTGAGGAGGCGCGGCATTTTCGGGAGCAGCGCCAATGCCTGCATTCCGCATGGGGTCTTGTTGAGAGGCATCCTGCATAGCGTACTGATTAGCCCCTATGTCGGCTATACCGCCTTGCATGGGGTTCATGCTCTGCTGCAACTGCGCTATCTTCTGCTGAAAGACCGTTTGCGAGGGCGCCTGCTGTTGCTGCGAGCTCGCCTGTTGCTGATACTGTGTAGCCATTGCCAATGCCGTTGCTTCTGGGCTATCCGGGTTTTGCTGAACTGACTGTGCCAGTGACTGCAGCTGGTCTGGAGGCGCCAACTTGAGCATGTCGAATAAGCTCGTTACTTTCTGTCCGTAGTTCTCGTTCGTAAACATAGCTATTATCTCCTCGCCGCCGCAATGCCACGTCTATCCGGTGTTTTATGCCTAGCCGCCAGCCATGCTTCATACGCCCGTGTATGCTGTACTGACCCTCCCCGTGCAAACGGAGACGCGGGGGTGTTGGTGCCCGATGCTGTATTGACACCTCCGGTTGCAGCTTGAGCATTGATCGCATTGACCACAGGCTGGTTGATGGTGTTCGGCATATTGACCCAGTTACCAGCGTTAGCCGACATAGCGTCAGCATAGCTCTGGCCTAAGTTCTGCTGTGCTTCTACGCTTTTGCCTTGTGCCCCTAGATTTGCTAATTCAGCACCGCTTTTAGCAGAACCGACGCCCGCCAGCCCCTGTGCAACACCTGCCATTCCTTGCGCTGCGCCGATTGCCTGTTGATTTGCAGTGAGCCCCGCTTGTTGATTAGCCTGATCTGCGGTGAGTTTCGTCTGCTGGTTAGCCAGTTCAATCTGCTGCCGGTTCTCAGCATTGAAAGACCGCGCCGCGTTTTCGGACACTTGATTGGCCTGTTCAGCGGTAAGCTGCCCACCATAAAAGGTCTTAGCAGCTTCAAGGTCTTGTTGAACCTTGAGTTGGCGCTGCTGATTGAGGGCCTCTTGGTCAGCTTTAGCCTTAGTTAAGGCAGCTTGTTGATTGGCGGTTTGCGCTGTTAAGGCGTTCTCCGCATATTGTGCGGAAGCTGTGTTCTTTGCTGTGGCTTCAAATTGAGCAGCGGTATTCTTTACCGCTTGGTCTGCTAGGTTAATCTGCTGTTGATTCTCAGCGTTGAAAGTATTTGCCGCGTTCTTGGCAACCTGATTGGCCTGTTCAGCGGTAAGCTTCCCACCGTATTTAGCTTTTTCGGCTTCAAGGGCTTGCTGTACTTTGGTTTCCCGTTGCTGGTTGATAGCGTCTTGGTTCGCCTTGGCCGTTGCAACATCGGCTTGCAGCTGTGCAGAACCTTTAGCAATGTCTGCGCTTTGGTTGGCTTTTTGCGCTTCCTGTGCAGACGTAGCGGTATATTGTTTGGCTTCGTTCTGTGCCCTTTGATTAGCCTCAGATTCTGACAGCCCCATGCTCATGTATTTGTCTTTGAGCGTGTTGACCATCTGCGCGTTAGCTTTAGCTACATCAGTAGAGAGCCCTTGTTCAGAAGTAAACTGGCTCATACCTGCCTGATAGGCTTCTTGCTGTCCTTTAGCCTGAATGTCGGCTAATTGCTGGGCATAGTTCTTTTGCAGTTGGCTTTCCATGATAGCCTGCCGTGAGCCACCAAATGCCCCCGCGCCTGCGGCACCAGCTTGAAGTTCTTGCAGCTGTTTCTGATAGTCTATGCCCGCTTCGCGTTTCTGTGCATCAACCACCTCTTGCATGTACGGCGACATGTACTGACTGGCAACACCGGCATCAGTCCAAGATTTAGGCGCGGCTGCGGTGGCAGCTTCTTCACGTTTTGTCTTGGCAATGTCAGAAGCATCGTACTTTTGACCTGCGACATCCCGTACATTGCCGAATTTCTCGCCTTTCTGCTGCGCGGCTTCGTAATCAGAGACCTTAATGTCTTCCGGCGCTTTCATTTCAGCGGCGGTGTACTGTGTACCTTTTCCAACTGTAGCTGCGTTATAGCCTGTGACGTCTGCTTTCTTTGCAGTTACGTCCCTAGCAGGTGCCATCTTTTCCGCGTTATACGAGGTAACGGCAAACTTGTCCGGGGCTTCCATTTTAGCGCCAGTGTACTCTTGGGCTTTGGCCGCAGTCGCCTGCACTTCTTCAGGCTTGTACTTGATTAACTCCTTCAAGGCATCAGCCGCAACCCCATACTGTTTCGACGCGGCGTCGAACTCTGCGGGGGTCTTCAGGTTGCGTACCTTTTCCTGAAGCGCAACAAAATCAGGCAGTGTCGATTTGCCCTTATCATCAACAAAGGCAATCTTACGCATAGTGTCCAGAAGGCTCATCTCCTGATCGCCTTTGCCGGTAGCGGCTCCCTCGACGTTGGCTGCTGTTGCGGCTTCAGCTTCTTTAGCGGCTGTAGCTTTGGTCTCTTTAACTACTGCGGGTGCTTTAGGGTACTCAGTTTTGATAGTTTCAAAGGGAGGCTGCCCAACAGGTTCAGGATATGTAGACGACTTAGTCGCTTTAGATATAGCAGCTTGAAGGTCTTTATTGCCAACTGCCGCAATACCGGAGTCAACCAAAGGCGATACGTTACGGCCCGTACGGGCTTCTGCGGCGTTCACTTTGTTAACGAGAGCTTCAGGCGGAGTTTGGCCTTTCGCTACCATGTTGTTGTATTTTGTAGCCGCAGCTAGTTCATTCGGCGTAAGGTCTTTGACTTTAGGCTTCGCAGGAGTAGTGTCTGTAGCTTTAGGCTTATTGTCAGTCTTAACCGTAGTAGTCTTAGGCTGGGTCGTCGTAGTCTTAGGCTTGGTCGTAGTTGTGGCCGTAGTAGTCTTAGGCTTGGCCGTAGTTGTGGCCGTAGTAGTCTTAGGCTTGATCGTAGTTGTGGCCGTAGCAGTCTTAGGCTGGGCCGGGGTCGTAGTGGTCTTAGGCTTGGCCGGGGTCGTAGTGGTCTTAGGCTTGGCCGTGGTCGTAGTAGTCTTAGGCTTGGCCGTGGTCGTAGTAGTCTTAGGCTTGGCCGTGGTCGTAGTAGTCTTAGGCTTGGCCGTGGTCGTAGCGGTCTTAGGCGCGGTTTGCCCCCCTACAGTTCTAACTGTTACAGGGTTATTCGTTTTAGGCTTGCCGCCTTTGGCGTACCCTGTAAGCGCCATGAGGCCGCCTTCGGCAGCGCCTTGTGGGTTGAATCGTGAAAGCCCGCCTAACTGCTCGCGCGTTATGCCAGAGTCATTTAGGGTGTTGTACTGTTGCGTAAGCTTATTGGCGTTCCGCAGCATGCTAGTGATCGGGCCGGGGTTATTCTTCGTACCCAGCATGAGCGCTTGGTACGTTTTGTTTTGCCACGGAGACTGATTTACAGTAGTTTCAGAAGTTGTATGGGCTGGAACCCCACCGCCGCCACCGCTCATATGCTTACCTCTTGCAGGTTCTTACCAACTATTGAGTATTTGTGTTGTGTGCCCCTACGTGCACACAACCTTGCCACTGAATCTCTTACTGCGCATTCTAAGTACGTGGCGCCATTAGCACGCATTATAGCCTCTAACTGTTCCCATGTATCTTGATTTGCAATAAATTTCCCGCCCGCTACCACTATGAAAGCTATCCTGTGGGAAGGGCGGTTAAAATACGAGACTACAGCCACCCCGTGAACCACAGAATCAGGGCTAGTAGCGATAACAAGACTCCACTGCCCACCAGTAAGATAGCCCCTAACATCTCGAACAGTGTAATCGCCCTGAGAGAACTCAAGCGCCGCAGCAACAAAGTTTTCAACATGAGGCCACACTTGATGCACATACTGAAGAGGTACTTCTTGAACACTGTGTATCATGCGCTTTGTTTGCTTTTTATAGCCCCTAGCCCCTGCTGCCTGATAGCTTTACGGCGCACTTCGGCAAGGAGGTTTCTTAGGAACTCTGCACCCGCTTTAGATGAACCGTTTCCAAGCGCACTGACTACGTCTGCTGGAATGATATAAGCCCCGTCCTTTAGCGGAACATGCCCGCCCTGTTTTAGTGTAAGCATTCCACCCGTCGCTGCTGATTGTTTTCCAATATCACCTAACCCTGATACGGGGCTCTCCGCTATGCCTGTTGCGTCGGTTACCGCTGTCGGAACCGCAGCCTGATTTGCCATATATTTCTGCTGCTGCGCTCTGTTTGCGGCCACAGCTTCGTCGGCATTAACAGCGTCATCAATGGCGGTACCTATACCCGCAGCCGCCGCGCCAAGGGCGCCCGTACCCACAATACCAGCGGCTACCCCGGCGCCAAGCCCAAGGCTTGCGCCTGCTGTCATGCTAACGCCTAGCGTCGTGCCAACGAGAACAACTAGCGACATGCTGGTGCCTCCAAGAGATTACATTCTTCGTATTCTTTCATCGTTTCAAACCCCAGCACGTCCTTAACTTTTTCGTCATCTTGTTCAGTGCAATGGTTCACCGTAATCCAATCAAGCTCTTCATGGACAAATATCGCGCGCTGCGTGCCTGCTTTAGTAATAAACACTTCAGGCGCCCGAATCTCATGCTCTTCGCCATCTTGGTCAACAATAGTAAGGTGCCCTCTAAGCACTATTGTGATGTTATCCAGCTTGTGAACCATCGTGGTGAGCACGGAGTCTTTAGGCACCACAATCCGACGCCCGTACAGGTCAGCGGTGTGGTAATGAGATAGTGGGATTTCAACAGAAGCCAGCTCGCCTAGCTCAAGTGCAGAGGCTAGCGCATAACGAAATTCGTCAATACTAACTCGCGGCTTGGATTCCTGAATGTTCTGCATTGTCCCCTCGGCCTACGGCGCGTTTGATAAACTTTTCTGCGGCTAGTTTACCAGCATTTTGCTTGACTTGCTCTCGCTTACCATGCGCAGCTTCGCGCACCATAGGCAGTAATTGATCGAGCAGTTTTGCACCTTTCTCGGGGTCACCGTCACCAATCATCCGTACAATTTCAGGCGGGATAACGAACTCCCCATCAGCTAGCCGTACCTCTTCTTTCCCATCAATGTTGGCGGGAATGTCATCGCTCATACCATCACCGGGGCCATCTAGGAACCCCCCTTTTTCGTATCCCCGTACCATCTCATGGCGCATTGGCGTAGACGCTGGGTACGGCTGTGCTTTCGGTATTTCTGATTGCGGGTGGAACCTTTGCGGGTTTATAGGGGTGGTGTTGGCATAGCCTCCCGTTGCGAAACCAGTAAGTGGTGCGGTCATCGCTTCTGTTTGGAACTCATCAAGCGCCTTTGGCAGCGCCGTTTGTATATGCGGGCTGTTGACATCAGAAACGTATTTCACTGGAACGGTGGTGTGGATAGGCACACCCGCTACATTCCTCTGTGCTGTAATAGGCCCACCCGCTGCTTTGCCTTGCGGCGGCGTGATGATGTCCATGTAATAGTTACGTTGTGACGCAGGATCGTTGGGGTCAATCTCAGACAGAGAATTTAGAGGAATGCCAAGGCTGTTGTAGTATTCGACCTCTTCATCAGCCGCGCGCTGCTTGGCTAGCTTTTCTTGGCGTAGCTGCGTTGCAGTAGCAGCGGAAGACTCCATCATCCCCTGAGCTGAAGTCCCAAGAAGCGCCCCCATTCCGACAGGCTTAAGGAGGCTCTCGGCGCCAGTCTTAGTCAGCATGCCTGCGCCTTGTTTACCAAGCGCAGACGCAAAAGAAGGTGCGGGCTGTATGGGGCCGCCTCCCAGAGCATCGGCAGGCGCCACGGGGGCGGAGGCTCCGCCCGGAAGATCAGTACCGCCAAACCCGCCAAGGCCGCCGCTGAGAGCGCCGCCTAAAGCGCCGGAGCCAAATCCACGACCTTGCGCCGCACTGATTCCACCCCCTAGTAATGCACCTGTACCGGCACCAACAGCTGCGCCACCAAGACCCCCTATAGCAGGCAGGGCTGCGGCGGCTGCGCCGCCCGTCATGGCCCCAGCAAGACCAATACCTACGGAGGTAAGTATATCTGTCCAGTTGAATGCTTCGGGTAGGCCAGTGTCTGGGTTTGTAGTCACAGGGCCGAGCAGCTGTTGTAGACCCTCAATCTCTTTCGGGTTGACGTGCATAAGCGTCGAATCGCCATTGCGTCCAAGTGCGGCCAAACCTTGTGCGGTGCGATGATATGCCATGTGTATTCCTAAGCTATTTTCAAAGTGCCCGAGTCGTTCCAAAGCTGGCCCGGATCAAGCCCTGTAGCGCTTGTTGGTAGCGCTGCGATAACGATCTTCACGACGTTTGAATTGTACGCAAGCGTGTCGATCACTACATCAGGATCAGGGGATATGTTGTTAGCCAGTTCCAGTGACACGCCTCGAACTATGCCGGGATTGTCTTGCTGCTGCATGAAGTAGGTAAGAGTTCGGACAAGGGTCTGCATGTACCGGACGTCGTACTCAAGCGGCGGTATGGGTAGTACCGGAGAAGGTACATTGTTCTTGTTAGCCATTAACGCTTACCATCTGGCTGGATTTCAAGACGCGGTGTGCCAAGCTGCCACTGCACTCCAAGTGTGTTGCTTTCTATACGGAATATGACCTGCCTGCCCCGTAGCCTCACCCACGATTGAGTAGTGTAGTTGTACACCTGTGTAGAGACTTTTGTGCCCGCTACCCCCGCGCCTGTAGTTTGCATCGGGTTGGTGATGACCCCTACGCCCGGAAAGTTTCTAGCCTGCAACGTCATGGTTACAGATGGCGTGGTGTTGTTCGAGCCGATAAAATCTACGTCGGGGATGATGCGCTTTACAAACGAGAACTGATTCCCGCCTTCGCCCAGATCGAAGTCTGCGCTTTCAATATACGCATTGACTGGACTAGGTGGGTTAGTCGAGCCGTCGTCGGCGCCGTACTCTTGGTAGTAAAGCTGTCCTCGCTCTGTGACGAGGTCGTAGGTTGTAGTAACAGGGTATGTTCTAATGTGGGAGTCGTACCAAGAAGTGCGATCCAAAGTACCGTAGTACCACAGCTTTTCTAAGTAGTTGTACACCACATAGCGGTCGTTGTTGAGGGAATCAGTCGAAGGGTAGCACCACCAGATTTCGTTGTAGCGCTCGTTGGTACCCGCGTAGACCTGATCCAGCTGGTTGTTGTTGATGTCCTCGAATATGTACTGACGCAGCGAGCAAGGCAGCGTATCCACCTGCCCTGAATACACATAGAATTTGTCCAGCCCCATCCAGTAGGTCACACCGTTAGCTGTAGCTGCGGCATTCATAGAGGCAATGGTAACCGCGCTGGACATTACGTTGAACCCGAAGATATACGGAGGCCCGAGGTAGCGCATAGAGTACAGCGCTGAGTCTGTCCAAATCAGGGTTTCCTGCCGCGTTTTTTCAGCGGTAACTATCTTGCTTCCGTACGTTAAGCGCTGGTTACCTGCGGTGTTGGTGACATCTGCGGGGTTCCATATGGTAGGGTGTTCTTGATCGCACCAGCTGACCATTAGAGGGTCTTGAACGGTATTACCCGGCGTAAACGTATCGGGCGAACCGAGGGCAATTATGTATCGTTCGTCAGTCACTATAACTTTTATAGCTATAGTAGGCGCATAGCCGTCAGCACCAGCGAGGTCTCCTATGTCGATTCCGGGGGCTGTGACAATCCCCGTGGTGCTGCTCATATTTGCAATGGCATCCCAGTAATAAATCGGCCCGTTACGATAACCGTAAACGAGGTTTTGCCCGAAGTTGTCACCGCTCCAAAGCCGTACATACGCTGCGGCAAGGGCGGAGGTGTAAGGCGTGTTCCACGCTCTACCTATAGCTGTATAGACAATGTCATAGACCATGGCCCCCGCCATGTGCCCTTTAGAATTTGTAGTGCTCCGCACGACAGTAAGCGAAGTTGGCGAAGCCAGCGTATAGGCCATCAGTTCCGCGTCCACCATCAGGTAACCTGACGCTGGAAAAGACGCTGTGCTGGCGACAGTGAGCGTCGTCACACTACTGTTGATCGTAGTGGATAGCGTGGAGTACGCTGTACCGTAAGCAAGTGACTGCCAAGGCCCTGCACTCCAGCCCGCTCCTAAGATAGAATACGGTGCCCCTGCATGAATCTGATACTTCGCGACAACCGAACTGCCGCCGCCCGCAGTAGCTGAAGTGCTCGTTGCATTTATGTCGAGAACTATGTAGTTTAGGTCGGCAGCGCCAATACGGTATTCGTTATTGAGCTGCGCAAGAGTATAGGTAGAAAAGGCGGTTGCACCGCTAAAAGTCACCCAATCGCCCGTCTCTGCGTTATTTCCAAAGCTGTTCACGACTATCCAAGAACTTGCGACTGTCGCGCCCAAAGAGTGTGTTGCTGCCGTTGTGCCGTTATAACCTCTGACACAGTTGTACAAATTGTTGCCGCTGGCGTTAGCTACATAGATTTCTTCAGCGTCAATTCTTATGACATACGGCGTTATACGGGTGAAGGAGGTGCCGCTTGTGACTGGGATGGTGGTAGCACTGTCAGAAATACCCGCAGACAACGTAGAGTAGATAGGCAGAAAAGGGTTCGCACCCAGCGTAGAAGTCAGGCGGATAGGCGTTATGTTGTAGTAAACGCCCCCGCTGAATATGTAGTATTTCTGGTTTGTGCCTACGCCAAGAAGCAAAAAATTGAACAGCGTTACCCATTCAAGTGTATGCCGACATGCCCCATCAAATGGAGGCCCTTGCTGAACCCAACCCCCTATTTTCTCAGGGAATCCTGAACGGAAGCGGATTTTGTCGCATGCGTAATATGCCCCCTCGTTGGCATAGCTGGTAGACTCGCGGCTGACTCCGGGTCTAAATTGAAGCATTTGCAAGGGCATTGCTATGACCTCTTAGTTAAGACCGACGTCTACAGTAGCCCCTGCGCGGGTTAGAACTTGAAGGGCTGTTGACCCCGCGTAGTAAAAGTCCCCGCCCATAGTGAAGACAACGCGCGTAGTACCGTTGGGTACGCTAACACTTTGTGACACACCCCCAGAGGATATGTTTACGGGATAGCCTCCGTCACTTTCGTTTATAATGACGTACATTTTAGGGACGGCGGGCGCAATGATATTGGCGGGCATGGTGAGTACGACTATCGTCGGTATGAATAACGTCATGCAACGCGCTTCATCATTTGAGCCGTCAAAAGCAAGCAACGTGTAATCTATCCCATCCTGTATAGCGCTTAGCACTGCGTAGCCAGTGATAGCATTCTCGATCAGCGTGCCAAGGTTGTAGTTGGTAGTGTTACCCCAGACGTTCTGCTGTTCACCGGAACCAATAAGCTCTAAGCGTAAATTGGGAGAATAGGTACTAGGCATCTTATTTCTTCTCTTTGGTAACGAACGCTACAACACTAGCGGTGGCTGCTGCCAGCTCTACGATACTCTGAGTAAGCTCAGAGTTGAAATGGATATTCACTGAGGCTAGAAACCCTATGATGGCGTACCACGAGGTCTTTTCTTGCAGTCGGTCAAGAAGCCATTGCGTGAAGGAGTTCAGTTTCATCTCGGTATCTGCCAATGCGGGCCATCGGGGAATTTCTTCCAATCCCCTCCCCAAGTAATATCTACATCCAATTCTTTAGCCGCCTGCTTCATCGCAGGGGCTAGCTCTCTGTAATACTTCCAATCCCAACTTGCCTGCCCATCTACGAGTGGCGCTATGTCTACTGCATGGCCCGTAATATGGTAGGAGTTCATGGTTTTGGATGCGCCTTTGGCTACCAGATATTGCTGGCGGGCTTTCGTCCGTAAGCCTTCAATCACTACGAAATCAATAGGGGTGATCTCAATAGCGCGTTTGACGACTTTCACCAAGTCAGGGTGCACCCCTTCAAGGCGTTTCAAGGATTTAGAACTTAAGCCAAAGGCCATCTCGTTACTCCTTACGCTTCGCTTTCGTCAGACTTTACCTGCTCTTCAGCCTGCTCCTTGATCTTTATGACCAGAGGGAATGCTCCTGACTTGGTAGGCAGATCGCCCAGCACAGCCAGAATAGCGTTGACTTCATCGACGGTAAGGAACAGAGAGATTTCTTTCATTATGCGACCTTTTCAGATTCGTTGGTTGGCATCCATGGTAGGACGATTGATTGCGGTTGCGGGGTGCGCTGTCTTTCAATTTGCTCGATAACGCGATCCTCGAACTCCTTTACTCTATCACCCAGAGCCTTCTTTGTCCATGCAACCGCCTGCTCCTTCGTCACCTGCTCAATAGGCGTGAACGTGGCGGGATCGGTACTACCAAAAGATACATCACTCTGCGTAAACCCCTGTAGGTCTCCATCTGACCCTTTGACATCGAAGCATGCTTGAATAGCGACATTGTTAAGGCCGTCTTTGTTTACGACTTCCAGACGGGTGATGATCCATTCGATTGCTATTGCCATTTGTGTTTCCTAAGTTGATTAAGCCAACAGAACTTTCTTCCAAGCCCCATTATAAACGTAAAAGTTATTGTTAGTGGTGTCATAATACATTGGCACTCGGCCTGCAATAGCAGTGGGTACACCAGACGGAGCGCCAGCAGCGGAAGGTATATAGAAGAATCCATCCGTCATAGCGGTTGTGCCAGAGGTGCCGTGGATATTTCCGGTTGACGTAACCCGCATCCTTTCGGTTCCGCCCGTAGTGAGGGTCAAATCTGCGCTAATTGCACCTATTCTAGTGTTGTTAGAGGTAGTGACTGAGTTTCTTAGAATAAAAAAGCACTCAGTGCCCCCTGTGTTTGCTATAATAGCGGTACTTGAAGTGGCTACTGTTTGTACATGGAAAGGGGCGGCGGGGGCAGTGCCTATTCCCACATAACCATTTGCTGCAATCTGCATCCTTTCAGTGGGCGCACCTGCATTGGAAGTACCAAAAGAAAGATATGCGCTGCCGCCGCCGCCTGACTGGATATAAGCGTATCTATTATCTGAAAAATCAAAAGTGCTAGTTATAAAGGCTAGTTCTGACAATGGCGTGCCTGAACCATTCCTATTTTGAATAATGGTTCTAGTGGTGCCGTCTTGATCCTGTCGAACATGCAGTCTTGACGCGGGCGAGGTTTGCCCAATACCCACATTGCCCGCGTTGCTTATCCGCATTCTTTCAGTCGGGCTTGAAGCGCCGTCAGCCGTTGTTTGAAAAACAATGCGCCCCGGCATATCGTTGGTGCCGGGAGTACCATCAACATGAAAGTTAATTTGCGCAAGCTGAATGAAGTTAGTACCGTCAAATCCACGTACGTCAAAGCGCCCCGCCTCATCACCAGAAGATACGACTGTTTTGGACGATATTGTCCCATTCGACCGATAGGCGGCAAAAATAGGGATGCCCGCCGCAGCGTTATTCCTTACCCAGTTTGTTGCACTGGCAAATGTCTCCAAGGCAACACTAGCATCACCGCCTATACCGACATTACCCGCAAAGTAGTTACTAGCATTGCCTGCCGCGTAGAAGTTGTAGCGGCCTGAGCCGGAGGGTATGTTGGAGTGGAAGCCGAAGTTGTTGGTGGCTCCTGTTAAGCTGCTATCAGCGGCAAATCCGTATTGATTTGTAATCGTTGATCCGGCCCCAAAAGAAGCTTGTTGCGCTCTAAAACCATAGTAGTTACCTAGAGTAAAGACCGCCGCCGCTGTTTTGGCTTGCGATAAAAATGACTGGCATGAGTTGGTTACATCAGATTGTGCGGTGCCGTCAACAGCTATGCCAATACCTGCGGTTGAGCCTGTGATGCTTTTTGAAACAACTACGGAAGCCCCGGCATAAGGCAAACCCCCAATCCCAACAGCGCCAGCAAAATAGTTGTCAGCCGTACCCGCCGCGTAGAAATTCCATCGCCCTGTGCCGGAGGCTATGTTTGAGTAGAAGCCGTAGTTGTTGGTAGCTCCTGTTAAGGTGCTGTCGGCAACAAATCCATACTGATTGGTTACGGAAGAGCTAGCGCCTATCGAGCCTTGCGTTGCTAAATACCCCCTTGCGTTGCTTAGGGAAAAAGCTGCTGCCGCTGTATTGATGTTAGCCAAATAGTAATTTGCTGCGCTAGTCACATCAGATTGAACAACCGCCGACACAAGTGCACCATAAGAGGTGGTCGCGCCAGTGATATTTTTGTAATTACCAAAGTTCTGACCCGCTGCGGGTGCTCCCCCGATTCCAATCCTACCTTGATTATCAATCCGCATTCTTTCAGTCGGGCTAGACGCCCCATCAGCCGTGGTGCTGAACACCAACCTTCCGGGCATGTCGCTTGGGCCGGGAGTGCCGTCAACGTCTACTCTTATTTCTGCTGCATAAGATTGCAGAGTAGTTCCATCAGCGCCCGCCCATCTAATTGCGCCAAGTGAGTCACCATTGCTCACGATTGCAAACGAAGTTGTGTCGTTGCCTCTTGATTTACCAAAAGCAAATACTGATCCACTCCCATCCGCACTAAATCTTGAAAATGCCGCTCCAGCCGAGCCTCCCGTAGGATCGCCAACAATAGCAGATTGTAATTGCCGAGCAAATGGGCTGCCAACAGGAATAGAATTAGTTAATCCAATGCGAATTTCGCCATTCGTACCAACGATAAACGGTGTGCTATCAGGATTCGCGCTATCCTCAACTACCAACGCATTGCCTGCGCCCGTTTGTGTGATGCGTAGGGCATCTGAGGCTGAAGCGGCTACGACGTTTAGTCGCGCCCCCGGAGAAATAGTCCCGATTCCCACATTGCCAGAAGTGTCGATGCGTACTTGTTCAGCACCGCCCGTGTAGAACGTAATAGGCAGGTACGTTCCTGCGCCGTAGTAGTCAGCAGATAGGCGAACGTCGTTACCAGAACCCGACACACGCAGGTCGAAGTAGGAGGCGTTGGTAAGAGTAGAGCTATTGGTACCGTAGATGATAGACGTAGTGCCCGTTCCACGCGGCATGATACCCACAGCCGTAGTACTGTTAGCGGTCGAAGTCTGGAACAACACACGGTTAGCGGCAGTGCCGTTACTGAAGTCGCCCGTTATCCGCGTACCAGACTGGCTGAACTGGAAATCTGCCGGCGCACCAGAGTTAGCCGTTATGCGTACTTGCTCTAAGCCGCCTGTGTAGAAGGTGATAGGCAGGTACGTTCCCGCACCGTAGTAGTCGGAAGTCAGACGAACATCGTTACCGGAACCCGACACGCGCAGGTCGAAGTATGAAGCATTGGTCAGCGTCGAGCTGTTGACGCCATAGATACCTGAAGTGCTGCCAGTGCCGTTAGGCATAATACCAACAAGCGTAGTGCTGTTAGCCGTTGAGGTCTGGAACAGCAGGCGATTGGTTGCGATAGGGTCGCTGAAATTAGCCTTTACCCTAGCACCGGTACCCGTGAACGTCAGGTCTCCTGAGATAGACGCTGAGGTGATGTCGATAGAATCAGCGGGTTGAAGCTCTTCAATAGTAGCGCCATTCAGCACTAAGGGGTAACGAATTGCCATGTATATTCCTTGTTAGGTCACTGTAATTACTGCGGTCGTGCTTGTAGCGGGAGGGAACTGCACTGTGAATGTATTGCTGGTCGCTATGTACGTACCGCCAAAATTAAGCACTGCCACCGCAGGTTTGCCTACAGCTGAGTCGTTATAGATCAACGCTCCTGCCGCAGAGAATGACGCCGCTAGCCACACAGAATCATTGAAGTCTATGAAGGTGGTTGTTCCTGCTTGCCCGATGCTTTGGCCTGTTAAGACGTTTCCGCCCGTGGTGTATCCGCTACCGTTAGGGACTTCACCTGTGGTGCCTGTGTAGCTTACCGTTGCAGAATCCAGATTGGCGTTGGCTGTGTACAAGGCAATCTTGAACGTATCCCCGCCAACAGCAAAGTCATGCACGCCTTGGAACAGCTCGGATTTGAATGTCGAAACAATACTTTGGGTAATAGCCATTATGTCACCACATCCCTGACTTGCCCTTTACGGTATGTATCGCCTCTATTCTTACCATCACCCAACTGTTTCAGTTCTGCCATAGCTTCTTGGAATTTGGCTTGATAGGTTTGAATCAGTTCAGGCTCACCTTTGAGGTAAATGTATGCTTCGACTAGCGTGCCCCAGAGCAGCACATTGGAGAAGTTAACTCCCAGCCAGCTCGTCCCTGCGGTTACGATACTCGGTGGGTAAGCGTAGTAATTTACGTTCAGCGAGTAGACGGCATTAGGCGTCGGCCCCAGCGCTATTTGAGTTGCATCGTTCAGCGCGTAGGTTGTGGGGAGACCAGTAGTGGCGGGGAACGGATAGGCTTCTCTGATGTAGTTTACATCTTTGTTTAGCAGGTACACGTACCCCTCTGTAGGGCTGATGACGGCTACCGAGAACATAGACAAAAAGCCAGAAGGCAGCGCTACATACTGATTGCTTGCTACGGTCGATAGAGTGGCAGTCTGCCTAAACGCAGGGAGCTGGACGCTGTTGTTTACTATCACCTCAGTGTTTTGAACAAACACAGGGATGTTGGAAATGAACGTAGGTTCGTCAACTTCAGTAAACTGTTGAACGGCAGTGACCAACTGTGCGTATGTAAGACTCATGTTTTAGCCTAGTTTAGAACTGCATTTGGTGCCCTTGATAGCCGCGCCAGTGCCGCGAACTTTTACAGTCTTGGTCTCCGTGATTTCAACGGGGTAGCCGTTGCCTTTGGGAGTGGGCACTGATTTGACGCCAGCGTACTCAGCGCTGCCCTCTTTATGATCGCAGCATGCAGGTTTGAATTTACGCATTATCTTGACCTCTGATTAGCGACACGGGCTAGGTTACGCCCCATCTTCTTAGCTGCCATAGGGGTTACACCACCTTTCTTTAAGCCTTTCATAGACTTCTGCTTGTCGTGCTTCTTGTCCATCGGGGATTTCTCCCAGTCACTGAAAGACATCTTGTGCTTCTTCGCAAGCTTCTTGTCTTGCGAAACGTCTTTAGCAGAACCTTCCCATTTAGCCATCTTAATTACCTCTAAGTAATTTTAACAAATACATCATTAAGTGTCGTCGTTATCTGTTGCGAAGCAACAGGAGTAAAAGCAAAAAACCCACGGGAAGCGTCTAAGTTTGTGTCGGGTCTCGGGTTGCGTAGCGCTTGAGGATCGTTAGATACCTTCTGCGCACCGATTATGCCCACCCAGTTCTGAGGATGGTCGATCTCCCAACACTCAGGGCACACACGCATGTTGATGCGCTTGCCCATGATCATGTAGGTCTTAAGCCGCTTTAGGTCGTACCTGAACCCACACCTATCGCAGAAGCCAAACGCTTTCTTCTCAGAAGCAAAACGAGTCGCCATTACCAGCCACCACCTAAGTACCCCATGTGTGGAATGAATCGAACAGGTGAGCGATCACGATCTTCATCTGCCGCCTCTTGAAACGCCTCATCGTACAGCGTCTTTAACAGCTGAACGCGATCCATAGCCTCTGGGTTTTTCAAAGCCAGATAATACGCTAGCCCTGCAACAATAGCGGGTATAAACCTGAAAGGCATATCAACGGTGTTCGACCCCGGTTGCCCTGCATCTTGAATACGCCGCAGCCTCCAATACCTGAAGATGTACGTGTTCGCCATATTTGGAGTAGGCCATATATGGATTTTAGGCGTAGGCGCTTGGCGGTCTACATACACTTGAACAGGGCGCCCCACTGCCGACTTGTTAGGTATAGCCGCGTAGGTTGGAAGTGCAATACGGGGGATGACAAGGTCTACTTGAGTTGCTGGGTTACCCTGATTCTGGCGAATCACATGCTCAATGATGTCAACAGTGTCGTTAGGAAGGTCATAGTCTCCTTCACCGTAATCCAACGCAATCTCGTCAGCTTCAATAGTCCAGAGGTTGAGGCCCTTGTTAGCCCATTCCTGAAACAACAGATTGAGGCTGCGCCTTGCTGTCTTAAATTGATAGCCAGTGCGGATTTCTATGCCTGCGCGCTCGTACGATTCTTCGATGATCTCAGCAATATCTGGAGTCCACGAAGATGTTCCTGATGTAGCCATTTAACAGTTCCACGCTCTCAAAGATTTATTGATGCGGCTGTTCGGGTCTTTAGCAGTTTTTGCGGAAGTGTTGACCTTCTTCATGCCTTCCATGCGAGCACAGAATGATTTACGCCGTGCGGCATCTTTTGACGTCTTAGGTTTAGGCGCAGGAGGCTTCAGGTTCATACCCTGAGCTTTAGCGCTAGCGCGGCCCTTTGCATTGAGCCCGCCCTTCGGATTCTTACCTTCTGATCTAGTCCATGCCGGTGACTTAGCCATTATTTCTTCCTCGCAGCTCTCATGTTATCAACGAGATTCGGATACGGACGCCCTGCTTTCTTAGCCATAGCCTTAGCCGAGGTCTTCTTAGCCGAGCTTAGCTTCTTTGGTTTATCCAACCCTTTCGGTCTTGGTTTGTCCCAAATTGCTTTAGCCATTAGGTTTGCCCATCGTTCTTGATAAGGATCATACCGAAATACGAGGATAATGTATTGGTACCGCTGGATGTGATTGCCCTAGCTTCTATGTCAGATTTCTCTGGTATAGCAATAGGATACGGAAAGTCATAATTGACCTGCCCTGTGGCAAACACTGTTACGGCTGATGTTACGAATGGCGAACCTTGGTTACTGACTACCAATCGACCCGTAACGTACCCAGCGCCATTATCCTGTCCTGACAACCCGCCTACTCTCAAATATGCTGTGTAGCCTGCGGGAACGGTGTAAACTCCTGACGCTTCTTTATTAAAGCCGGGAGGTACCAATTCGTGCACAACAGCCGGTACACCTGTGGTTACAGTGCCAGTGCCAACATAAAGCGTGCCGACGTTGCCGCCGTTTACGCCCTTATCAACAACCGTGATCCCTATTACGCGCAGGTAGGTCTTAGTCGTAGCTACTGCCGTCTGGCCCGCCAGCGTAATTCGTTCTGAAATAGGGTTGTAGTTTTGATCCAAGCCTTCAATCAGAACAATGTGTGCGCCTGTACCAGAAGGTGACGTGTCGTTAGCAGAACTCGATGACACAGTCATCGTTGCAGCAGTAGTCAGGTACACGCGGGCGGCGGCTAAGTTCCAGATGGGAATCAAGGTACCGTCCACTACTGTAGAGTACCCAAACTTGTAAATGGCAGAGTGCATCGTAATCTGCCCACGAGCCACCTGAAGTTCAAATGGCTCGTACTTGCCAAAGCGCGAGATTGACGAAGGCACACTGCCGATAGCCATTACCGCATGCTCCCTTTACCCCAGCCTTTTTGGGCTAGGCCAACACCGCGCGGCTTACCTTTACAACCGCCTACCTTCGCCATACCGCCCTTTTTCATCAATTGGCTGGCACCAGCATTGTTTATACGCGGAGGTGGAGGTGCCGGAGGCTTAGCCATAGGCGCAGGAGCAGGCGCCGGGGGTTTAACCATAGGAGCCGGGGGCTTAACCATAGGAGCCGGGGGCTTAACCATAGGAGCCGGGGGCTTAACCATAGGCGCAGGTGCCGGTTTAAGGGCCGCGAGACCCGCAGGGGCGGGGGCGGGGGCCGGAGGCTTAGTTGCCGGAGCCGCAGGCTTAGTTGCTGGCGTCGCAGTCTTAGGCGCAGGTTTAGGAGCCGCAGGCTTAGTTGCTGGCGCCGCAGCCTTAGGCGCAGGTTTAGGAGCCGCAGGCTTAGTTGCTGGCGCCGCAGTCTTAGGCGCAGGTTTAGGAGCCGCAGGCTTAGTTGCTGGCGTCGCAGTCTTAGGCGCAGGTTTAGGAGCCGCAGGCTTAGTTGCTGGCCCTTTAGAAGATGACATCAAACCAGCGCCTTTAGGCCCAGTGCCTTTAGCAGGCATCGGTGACGGCCTCTTAGGCCCAGTTCCCTTAGCAGGCGTCGGTGATGCTCCCATAGGCTTCGTGCCCTTTGCAGGAGTCGGTGACGGCCCTTTAGGCTTCGTGCCTTTAGCAGGCATCGGTGATGCTCCCATAGGCTTCGTGCCCTTTGCAGGAGTCGGTGACGGCCCTTTAGGCTTCGTGCCTTTAGCAGGCATTGGCGACGGCCCCATAGGCTTAGTTACTTTAGTCTTGGTTGCCTTGGTAGGAGAAGTCTGCTTAACAGCCGGCTTAGGCGCCGCAGGCTTAACAGCCGGTTTAGTAGGAGAAGTCTGCTTAACAGATGGTTTAGGCGCCGCAGGCTTAGTTGCTTTAGTGGAGGTTTTTGATAAAAGGCGGGTGCTTCTAGGCATGGCTGTCTCTTAATTAAGGTGTTTAACTGTACGTTAGCGCTGCTGGGGCCTCTGAACGAACGATGACGTTGGATTGCCTTGAATTTGCAAGCCGCCCTGCGGAGGACGAAACTGGCTTAAACTCATAGGCTTGTTACCAAGAGCCGGGGGCATTTGCGGCGGCTGATTCATGTTCGGCGGCTGCGGCGCTTGTGGGGGCTGCGGAGGCTGCGGCGGTTGTGGCGGTTGCCCCATAGACTGAGGCATTTGCGGCGGAGCCATCGGCTGTGCCATGCCACCATATGCGTACCCATGCAGTGGAGACTGCATCTGATCTGCCGGTTGCCCGCCTACACCACCGTCGCTGCCGCTGCCGTCAAACCCAAGGTCAATTGGAGGATACTCCATACCTGAGTCGGGGCCGCTTATATTCTGAGTGGGCGGTACATTGCCCATCAGCGCAGGAGGGGTAGGGGAGGCTGTGCCTCCGATTGCGTAACCTTGTTGGCCCGGTTGCTCGCCTTGTCCTCCGCCCGCCATTAGATGAATCTCCCTTTCGTACGGCCTTTTTTAGCAATGCCATCTGCATGAGCGGCGCTGCCACTCTTCTTAACTCCTGTAAGTTTCGGCGCCATCTTTGATTTAGACCCCATTGGGGGTTTTGGCCCCATCCCGAACTTTGGGCGTACTGATTTAGCCATAGTTACACCATTTTGCCTCTGGTGCGGCCTTTCTTGGCAACACCATCAATTGATCCACCTTTCTTGTAACCTGTACAAGAACCGCCTTTTTTCATCCCAGCTGGGCCAAACCCCGGAATCGGGCCGGACGTCTTAGCTGAATTGAGAGACCCCGAGTTCATTGCGGGGGCGCGGCGCGTGACCTTAGTCTTTACGGACTCTTTGTTACTCAGGGTGGGCATCCCACCTTTAAGCTTTTTCATAGATTTACCTCTGGCTTTTTCCTGTATGGGGGATAGCCCCCGCGATGGTCTGGTCATTGCTTATCCACCTTGCCGTCTAGTTTGTCCATTATCCGGTTGAACATGCCTTTGATCTCAGCAATCTCAACACGGTAATCGTCTTTTCTGACGTAGCTTTCATGGAGGGTTTGGTTGGTGTCTTTGATGTCTTTCTGAAGCTCTTTGATAGCATCCCAGACCATCTTGAACAACCAACCAAACAAGGCCCCGACAAGTGCGATAACAGCGTCTACTATAACTTGCGGCTCCACTGGCGTAATCATGCGTAGAAGATTGTGGCACTCGCCACATTGGTAAGGACTACATATACGCCTTCTTCAAACAGCACTCCTTCGCCGGGAATGGGGATGTACCCGTCATTTGCCACGGCGGCGGTGTTTATTGTGATGCTTGTAGTTGCGGTGCCTGTAGAGGCAGAGTCATAAAACACAGCCGTTCCAGCCGTAGTGCTATGACTCAACCATATACCTTTTACCCTACACCGATAAGGCACTAGGTTAACCGTAGCTGTAGTGCTCGCTGACGAAACATCAGTTTGCATAGCTATTGCCCTCTAGTTACGGAGTTGCTGGGTCTTGCGAGCCGTCGCTAGCTTTCTGTGCGTAGACAACAGTAATGAAGCCCGCACCTGCAACAGCCGTGGTGCCTGCCATGGTGACAGTTACCGCCACATCAGTAGTGCCGATGTTGGACATAGCCGTGAGCTGGGCTGCGGTGAACGTAATAGCCTGACGACCTGCAGCAGGAGTAGTAATCGCCGTTACATATGCGGCGGCAGTAGTGCCATCGCCAACAGCTAGCGTTGCGCCAGTGGTGAACGTCGTGGTTACATCAATGAAAATGTTCAGAATCTGCGCGCCCGCCGGTAGCGTACACGCGATAGAAGACGTCAGACCAAGAACGGCTGACTGCGAAAGAACTGCAACGCCAGTGTTAATTCCGTCGCCATAGCGAACAGTACCGGAGCGAATGGGGCCAGAGAATGTTGAAAAAGCCATCGAGTTTCCTCATGCACTTGCGCCTGAAATCTTGTGCTAGTCTGCTGGGCCAGTCTGACAGGCAATTTAGGATTCCCAGATTTATGTTCTTTATAGGATATTTGCATTTACCTGTCAAGGAATTACGCATAAAAAAAGGAGGCCGGAGCCTCCTTTTCTCGACCGGGAAACTCCCAATCCTTAGCCCTGTGAACCGAACATTCCCAGCGGGTCGGAGAACCCGAAGCTGTAACGTTCACGAGCCTTGTAACGAGCGTTGCCCGTATCAAAGTCGCTGTCCATAGAGGTTGACAGTGCAGAACGTACGAAGTGCTTCATACCATTCGGTACGTCAGTCTGGAGGAACCAACCATTGGCGTCGGTTAGGAAGTGGTTGATGGTGTAACCACCGGGGATACTGCCGTTGTTAACGAGGGCGTTAACATCGTTGTCAGTGGTGCCAACACGTAGCTGGGTTTCCAGCAGGCGGGTAGCAACGAACTGCAGAGCCGGGGGAATGAACAACTTCTTTGGCTTTGCTGCGATGAGCAGGCCACGCTCGTCAGTCCACAAGCTGATCTGGATAACGGCGTTCTCAAGAGAAGTTTCGTTAAGGTCAGTCGGGGTAGACGGGACGTTAGAGATGGTTGAACCATTGACCAGCGGGTGGGCATTACTGAACAGCTCTTTACCGTCACCACCAGCGTAGTTGCTGTTGAAGCCGTTGTTCAGAATGTTGGCACCTTTGATTTCCTTGGTGTACGCCATAGCACGAGCCAGTGCTTTGGTATAACGTGCAGACAGTGAGTCGTACAAGTTATCTTCTACAGCTTCCTCGGTCAGAGAGAAGCCGAGAGCGATGGTCTCGTGGGTGTATCGGGTAGACCATGCTTCCTGAGCGGTGTCATAGGTGATAGCAGAGCCTTCGTTCTTTACAGGAGCAGCGCCGAAACCGGACAGCTTCTGTTCTTCTTCAAAGGAACGGTCAGAACTTTCGGTATCGAACAGGTCTTTCCACTCTTCACCATAACGCTCATATTCCAGACCGAACAGGGCGTTCAGACCGGGGAGCAGTTCCTTAAGTAGTTGCGCGCGAGAAATAGCAGCCATTGATAATTACTCCTTAGATGGGGGTAGACTGACGATAGAAATGCAGACCCCAGTTATAAATAACCTGAACCTGCGTAAACGTCCCATCGGTCAAAGCGCTTTCTTGCACTACATCAACAATGCGGAAAGGCAGAGTGGTGGTAGACCCCGAAGCGGAGGCCAAATTCAGAGACACCGTGCTGTTGCCAGAGGCATTAACGAGCGTAGCGGGCTGGTAGTACCCAATGTTGTTGCCGACATTGGCCTGAGTAGCCGCAGAAGCGGTGTATACAACACCAGAAGCATCAGTCAGGGTTACCTGAAAAACGGCATCCGGGTCGTCTACGACAACGGCGTACGCATCGGTAGCAGAGGTACCTGATACCCAGTTCTGAGAGTTCAGCGTATACTTCAAGCCAGAAGACTGGGAGTAACCGCATCCAAGGAAAATACCAATCGGCTTCAGGGCAAAAGCTGCCTTGGCGCCAGAAGAGGTGTCAACACGAACTGCCTGACCGTTAGTATCCAAAGAGATAAGGTCACCAAAACCGATGTTCTGGGCGTAGCCAGAAGCAATCGGGATGTGTCGGGTTGCGCCCGCATATACACGACCACCCAGCAGGTTTACCGGGAGGAAACCGGAAGGGCCGGGATTAAAAACACTAGCCATATTAGACTCCTAAAATTGAATAAAGCTCAGCTATGAGCCTCTACCGAAAGAAACCTTCGTTCTGCTCTCCTTGAACAGGGGCATACGAGGGTCATTTTCACGCATAAAACTATTGTCAACGGCCTCTGCCTGACGATGTGTAAGATTTTCATAATAAGCCTTACGGGCGTCAGTGTTTTCGGACGTTGTTCTGCACAACACCAGACCACCGATTTCGATGATCCCTGTAGTGGCGAGACCGAACGCGGCAAAGTCAGCTACCATCTCAGGATGATCTTCTGATTTGCACGGCTCCCATCCTTCTCTACGAGATTTAGCCATATTGTTTGGATCAGCACTACCCAACATAGATACCCGAACCCACCTAAAATCATAGCCGTCATGCGGAGCAGGCGTTGGTAGGTCGTGTGCAGGCTTCCAAGAGACTTGGCGAATGTCCTTTTCCCGAGTTTCATTAGTGCGTGGTGCGCGAGTTGCGCGGTCTATGTTAGCCATTGTTGCGTTTCTCCAATTTAACTACGTGTTGCGCATACTGTTCTGGGGTTACACCCAGTCGTTTTGCAATTGCGACCTGCGATTTGGTTAGTGTCATGACCTTTCTTGATGCAGAGGTTCTACCTACTGAAGCCACATTACTTGTTCGCTTAGATCGTTTGAAGTTGCCGGGAAATACTTCCCTTATGCGGGAGTCCACTCTTTCGTAGTATTCGTCGGAGGTGGGGTCTACACCGGATTTAACTAGCTTTTCGTGCAGCCCATACGCGAAGGCAGTCATCTCTTCGTCTTTACCGAACCAAGGATTCCTAGAAGCCCAATTTTCGGCTTTATAGTCTCTTGGAGGCGGTGCAGGGGCCGTGTTTTGGTTACTATATACCGTACTATCTTCACGTTGTAAAGTATTTTGTTGCGGAGCCTGCTGTTGCTGTGAAAGGCGCAGATTCGCAACCCGGTTACGCTCAATAGACAGAGCGTGCAGCTCATCTTGAGCCTCTAATACTCCGTCAGTGTCACCACTTTCAAACGCTCTTCGATATTTGTCCTGCGCAAGCTTCTGCGCATAGTCCAGCCTAGTCGTTGCTTCTTTGGCGTATTCCTGTTGCCCCCAAGTCAGCGTACGCTTCAGCTGTTCGTTTTCATCAACAACTAGCTTTGCTAGCCGCAGAGCTTCTTCATTCTCTCGCGCTAGCCGTTCTTTCTCCCGCCGTTCATCGTGGACACGATGATTCAGCTGGTCAATTCGTTTCTTGACGCGCTTGGAGTAGCTCTCAACCTCTTCCTCGTGGCTGTCATCTTCAGCCTCAAGAGGTTTGCGTCCTTGGTCTTCTTCGGGGGTGTCGTCTACGATTTCAATCTCGTAGCCCTCATCGGCGTCATCGTCGTCGGCAAACCGCTTGCGTACCGGATTTACCTCTTCATCATCCCCAAAATCGTCTTCAAAATCGTCTTCATAGCCCTGCATAGGAATCTCCTAAGTTTAGTATGCCCTGTTAATACCGCGAGGGTCAGCAACTACACCCTCGATCATATCGTCATTGATGATGATGAACTCTTTACCATCTACGCTAAACCGTGAGCCACGGTACGCACCAATGAGTACAAAATCGCCTTCTTTACACCACGCCCCCGTGGGGAATTTAGTCTCGTCCTTGTAGCACAGATCACCTTGTTTCAGTACGAGTCCTACAACGGCGCCAGCCTCTTCTTTGCGCAGGAACTCATGAGGTTTGATTATGCCTCCTTCTGTTTTCTCTTCGAGCTCAGGTTTGATTACCAACATTTTGTACCCGATAGGGTGCGGCAAGCGCTCGGATAGCTCTTCTGCTACGCCCAGTGTCTTGTCGGTGTCGATATTTGCTACTGACATTAGTTTTCCTCTTGGTATTTTTGCAGGTCTTTTATGCGTTCCAGAGCAGAGGTCAGACCCGTGATTACCCCTACCAGATGCCGGTACTCGGCATAGTCAGCGACTGCGCCCGTGGCTAGGGCGTTTTTGCGTGATTCAATCACGGTCTCCAATTCTTTCTGCAGTACGTCAAGTACAGTTGTCATTGTGTTTTACTGTGGTGGTTGTGAAGGTGGTGCTGGCGGCTGTTCGCCCCCTGCTGGTGGTTGTTCGCCCCCTGCTGGCGCTGGCGGCGCGGGCGGTGCTGTAACGTCTTGCATCATTTGGTCTTGTTGCGCGGCTATCATGTCCATGCCTTTGAATAGACCTTCGACCTTGGCATCCTCATTCTGAAGCATGAGTTTTGCCTCGTTGTTGAGCATGGCAATTTCTTTCTGTGCCTTGATCTTTTCGAGCTCAATCGTCTTCTTGTCGTTGATCTCTTGCTCTCTAAGCTGCAGCTCTTTCTGCTGCATCTGCACCAGCGGGTCTTGCGACTGTTGCTGCGATTTGTCTTCCTGCTGTTTTGCTTGGTTGGCCTGTACCATTTGCTGTGCGGCTTCAGCCGACAGCTTAGCAAGCTGCATCTCGATCTCAGGGCTGAGTTGTTCGTCAGGCGGGGGCAGGGCCACCCCAAGCTGCTTTTCGAGCTCCTGACGGAACCTGAAGCCTGCGTGCTCTCGAATGTGGGCCATGAGGGCGGCGTTTAGCGCGCTGGCGTTGGGGTCTTGCCCTATGATCTCCGCCATCTTAGGATCATTGATCAGTGCCATGTGCACTGTAATATGCGACTCGTGATCCTGCTCAATGTAAGCCTTTACCGGCTTTGACTTGAGAATCTGCATATTCTCAGTGACAGGATTCGTCGGTTTGACGTCCTCTTCAACCTCAACAATCTTGTCTGCATCTTTGATACCCATAACTTCGAGCATGTTACGGTGGAGCAGCGGGAGGTTATAAATCTGCGGTGCTTGCTGAGCAAGCTGAGTCGCCGCTTGGTACTGAATAATCCGCTGCGCCATTGTCGTCGCGTTAGGATCACTGACCGGAATGATGTCAACCTTGTCATAGTCTGCCTGCTTGGCGGTGGGGCTTGCGCCATAATCCGGCTCGTAGTCATACACAGGCGCTGTGTAGTCGCGGATCAACGCTGCGATCAGCTTGAACTCTTGTGCCATCGACGCATGCACGCGCGCCTGAACAGCCGACATTACCTTGAGCTCACGCTCCAAAATCGCCAGCGTAGTGCCAACCGGCGCTTCGCCGCTCATTTCTCCAAACTTTACCTCGGATACCGCCGCTAGCCTGCGCCCTTCCTCAACTACGTTCTGTAGAAGCTGGAACAGCGTCTGGCTTGGCTCTTTGTAGGGAAGGGGCAGGATATTGTCCTTGATGTTGGAACTTGGAACATCAACATCTCTCCACTCTCCCGGCATGATGGGTGTGTCATCGCCTTTGATTCGGAGACCCCTAGACTTTAGGCCACCCGGAAGATTGCTCAGGGTGCCCGCATCAACCAACTGACGCACAATAGACGTCGCGCTCTTTGCAAACCCACCTATCAGGTGGATCAGACCATACCCGTAGGCGCCAAACCCCGGTATGTAAGTGTACTGTACGACGTGCTGTTTCTTGGCGCGTATCGGGTCGTGCTCGTCCCAGTTACGCCTAATCGCCAGAATCTCCTGTGAACCCCTGTCCACAGTGACCACGTACGGCAGGGCTATCCCTGTTTCTTCATCGTCATCTTCGTCAATGTCTTCAAACCCCGGCAGGTCGAGGTCTACGCATATCTCCAGCAGCTGGTACCTATCGTCATAAAGCGCAGAATACCCTTCTGCCTCGTCTTTCCGCTTCTGGATGTCATCCTGTACTTTCGATGGCTCCCCAAGGTCAATATCCCGGTAAAACCCCGTGTATTGCAGCTTCTTAATCTCGTTTTTGGTCTTACGCATGACATGCGTAATCCTCGGCGCAGTGCGCGCGTCCGACGCCCCATAGGGGATAACAAGGTCTTCAGCAGGTATGAACATGCTGACTTGTCTGTTTAGCGAAGGATCGAAGTAGACTTTCTTGAACGCTGCACCTGTCAGCGCCAGTGCCCACAGCATCTTTTCATGCTCTGGCCTAAACTCCGTCATCTTTTCGGTCAGCTGGTAGTTCATGTCGGCTACCACCCGCGTCGCGGCTTCTTTGATCTCCTTGTCGTCTTTCCCTACGATTTTAGCCCGTACCGGCCCCTGTGCCGGGAACGTCTCTGCAATCATCTCCGCTTGGAACCGTACGGCTGCTTCAGTCAGGATCGGGTGGAACACCCCGCATGCGCCCTCCCACGGTTCGCTACGCTCTTCGATCTTGAGCCCCAGAAGGTCAAGCCCGTCCGTATAGGTTTTCTCCCACTCCTTGCGGCTCTGCTTGTCGTTGTCAAAATCATCAAGCAAATCCGCTGCAAGCTCCTGCAACTCAGAGGCGTCTATGTACTCCGCCAAGTTGGCGTCAAAGGAAGGCTCACGCTCAATCTCGACTTCAACTTCCATCTCAGGGGGATCGTTAGGGTCACCAATGCTGATTTCAATTGGCTCGTCGTCCTCCTCCATCAAAAATGGGCTTTGGGGGAGCATAGCTTTGTCGATGTTTGGGATTGCCATTTAGGTTCCTGTGGGTTTGTGGGCTTGCCATAAGGCAGGGTGCGGGTATTCCCTATTATTGCAGTATTTCTAGCAGCTTCTCAAGATAATGGTGGGCTTTCTGTATGTCTTCCTTGTACGGCCCCTTTTTGCCCGCTCGTGCTAGATATTTAAGGCTGTTACCAAGCAAGTACCCTCTGAACTCTTCAGGTGAAAGCCACGCCTCCATAGCCACCCAAGGCTGAATTGGCATCTTTTCGTAATGGTCTCCCGCGATTTCCCGTTTGTTGGCTTTTTGGATTGGTGGTACTTGTGGCGGCTGTAAGCCGTACAGCTTTTCTAGGTCGCGTAGGTTCTTCGCGGTGGTATCACGTATCACCTGTGCGTGCGCCTCATCGGGGGACTTCGCTTCATCTCTTTCTTTGAAGATCGCTTGAAACTCTTCTAGTGTCATTTTGTGTTTACTCATTAGTAGTATGCCGCGCGTCTTGATTTAAGTATCCAGTTGTCTTCGTCGTAGTCTTTGTCTTTAGCTGTACCGATGAACCCTCCTGAACGGAATCTGGCTAGCGCCAGAGAAACACAGTCTGTGTAGTCATCGTTCTTGCCCGCAGGGAACGCCGCCACCTCGTCAATCAACTCTTCCGCCCAGCGCTTGCGTGGCGCCCACACCTTACCTGACGCAAAAATGTCAGCGATAGCGTTGAGCCGTGTGATCTTGTCGTTGCCCTTGCTAGGTGTGAACTCTTGCGCGGGGATGCCCATACGCCGTAATTCGTAGATCAGTGGCGCCCCACTGGCCTTCTTTTCGATTATTACGCTGTCTGGCTCCCATTCTTCGTACAGCTCCAGCGTTTTAGCCTTCAGCTCGGGAAACTCAAGTCTGTCTCTCCAAGCGTTCAGCAGAATGATATTTGGCTGGTCACCATCCTCGTCGTTGTCCCAAACGCCAAAAATAACAGCGGCGCTGTAGTCAGCGGAGGTCTTCTTCTCGAAGGCCGTATCCATCGCCATGATAATGAACTCCACCTTGGGTGGGTCTTCGTAGGGCCATTCTTGCCACCACTCGCGCTTGATTATAGCGCTTTGTTCTGACGTTGGCTGCTGCTGGTACTGCGCCATCCACTTCCCGTTAGGGAGCACTTTACGGATGGCATCAAGCTCTTCGTGCTTCCAAAACTCAGGCCACAGGGGCTTACCCGATGGAAGAATAGCCGGAAACTCTACAACCTCCCACTTATCGCCGCCTCTGGTGGATGCTGAATCCAACACCTGCCCCGTAAGATCACGGAGACTCCATCTTGTGTTGTGGCTAACAATACCATTGGCTATGAAATTCTCGGTACGGTCAATCTCAACGTCAAAAACTTCTTCCTCCCCATCAGGAGTTATCGAGATTATTAAGTCCACTGTAAAGTCTGAGATACGCCGCAGCTCGTTCAAGTACCTCTGGTGTCTTACCATAGCCAACGGCGAGATTGCAGTCGTTGCAGAGGAGACCCCGAACTTCTCCAGTGTCGTGGCAATGGTCAATACACAGTTTGCCGCCCCAATGTGCCCTGACATTGCTTCCGGGCAGTTCTCCACATACCGCGCATTTTCCGTCTTGTTTTTCGAACATCGCTGCATACTCTTCAAGCGTAATCCCGTATCGGATTTTAAGCCTTGTAGCCCTTCGTGACTCTGGGGTGCCCCTGCCGTACCCGTCTTGCCATCTTTTTGCGTTGTAGTGCGCGATACACAAGCCTTTAGATACCGCAGCAGCTTGGCAATCAATTTCGGAGCAACCTCGCCCTTTGTGTTTTCCGTGGTATCCGATGGGATGATAGGGTGCGTTTGGGTTTTTGCGGTGGTAGCTGTCTTTTGCTTGGCATGGGCTGCATTTTCCGGGTTTGGTTTTTGCTCTTGCCAGCCTGTTGCACCCTTCAACGATACAAGTTGATCCCCCGGTCTCAAGCTCTTTAGTCTTGTCCATTCCAATACCCCTTCGTTCATTATGAGAAACGGATGCCTCTCATTTGCTCGGAGTATTTTACCAGATTCTGTTTGTATTTTGTATATGGAATCAACACCACTTGACCGCCAGTTGTTAACCTTGCTAGTCGTTAATTTGCCATTGTCAAAAGTGGCTACACTATCGCCGGGGCGTATGTCCCGCAGGGGTTTTTCTGTCCCATCCGCCATCAAAACAAGTGTGCCACCTACCATACACATAACGATGATTATAGCCCCTCCCGGTTGCAGACGCTGACGTGGGCCGGATGTGTACCACTCAAACACCTTGTCATAGATAGCGGGGTTGAACTGAGCAAGCACCGCCTCGTTTTCAGAATGGGGGTCATCAATGATGAGCAGGTCAGCGCCTCGACCTGTAACTGTACCGCCGACGCCTGATGCAAAGTATTCGCCGTTGAAGTTGGTATTCCACCGCCCTGCCGCCTTTGAGTCGGTGCGTAGCTCAACGTCTGGGAATATGGCCTTGTACACGGCGTCATCTACCAAGTTACGCACTTTTCTACCGAAGCCCTCGGCCAGCTCTGCGGTGTTTGAAATTTGCATCACTTTCTTCTTGGGGAATTTACCCAGCATCCAGCTGGGCAGAAGATAGGATGCAAACTCAGATTTGGTATGACGAGGCCCAAGATTGATGATGACCCGTTTCTTCTCGCCACGGGCCACGGCTTCAAAAATCTTGGCTATACGCCTGTGATGTGAACCGGAGATGAAATCCGGCCAGACTGCGTTTACATAGGCCAGAAAGTCTTCCTGAGCTAAGGCGCGGGTTTTCCGTATGTTCAGCTCTTTCACAAGCTCCAGCAGCTTGGCTTTTTCTTTGGGAGGAGCGTTGTCTATGGCGGTCTGTAACGCCTCCATATCTAGGTCTGTCATACGCGGGTAGCTGTACCTTCAATGGTTTTCCCAGCGTAGCGCGCAATCGCGTCCCGTAGGGCCTTTTCGAGCTCTTCTGTAGATTTATGGACGATGGATATTTCCTGCTTGTCCACCATGAGCCCAACTATGCTGGTTTTTGCCAAGGCGTCCAAGGCGGGCTTAGCTATCTTAGGATCGGGGTCAAGAGTGAGCTCAAAGTATTTGCTCATGATGTAGGACTGCCATTGGTCTTGGGTGCCCGGAACCACAAAGTCATAGGCGGCAAGGTGCCGCTGTAAAGCTCTCTCAGCAGCGAGAGAGGGGGGAGGAGTGGAGCAAGTGGGGTTTTGTCCTTTTTCGACTATCCACGCCCTGTCGTAGGTAGATAGGGGGGTTTCTGCGGTGGTAGGTGGGTATCCGTCCTTGAAAGATTGCCGCGCAAACACTTCTTCCGCGCTAGCGGAATAGTTCAGAAACTGTATTGGGAAGTGGAGTTCTTCCAGAGCAGTCGGTATCTCGACGGTATCCATAATGTGCAGGTTGTGTAACCAGATGCGCTAAGCCTAGCAAACGTAAAAATCTATTGCAATGCCCGAAAGGAAACGGGACTCTATTTTTTGTGACGGGGGGTGTTTTTCCCCCGCGTTATTAGCAGACGATGTTGAAAAATTGGCTTACAAAATTGTAAAGCTTGTGACGGGTGTAACGGGGTGGTGAAACTGTGAGGCGACGTAGTGCGGAGCGGTGAGGCTGTGAAGCGACGGGGTGCGGAGCGACAAAGTGATCGTTGAATGTGCAGATCAATGTATATAGGCGAGGGGGGACTCCGAACCCCCGAAGGGGGTTCCCCCACGGGGTGGGGGTCGCGCGCGATGCGCGCGGGCGCGACGCGCGAGCGGGCGATACGCGCGACCACATTACAGCCACCGGCAAACTTCACAGCCTGTGAGGTTTGATTTTTCTTGTTGACAGTTCTGACAAGAGCGCGCATTATTTCCCCATGCCAGACGGCATACCGGCTCGGCGGTTCCCGAGATTAGATAGGAGAAAAACCATGACCGCAAAAATGAACAAAACCGACATGCTGTTGGCAGTTGCACATGACATCGGCACCGGAATCGGTGACGCATTGAGGGCTAAGGCGGTGGCGACGGACGCGGCGAGCCGCGGGAAGGCGGCGAAGGCGGCGGTAAACGCTGCAATCAAAAGGGGAGCCATAGCGGACATCAAGTGGCCGGAAGGTAACAAGAGGTCGAATCCAATGGCCGACGGGATTGCAAATGCCGTCGGAACCGTGGAAGGGATATCTTCCCGCACCAAAGACAACTATCTCGCCGCAGTCAAGTGGTGCTTCAAGGAACGCGTCATCTTACAAACTTGGGACTTAGACGCTCAAAAGAAGAAGGATCAGATATGCGCTGTAACGGGGAAACCCAAGGCGGTCGCGGGATGCGGGGCAACGATGCCACACTGTGCAAAAGGCTTTCACGCCATGCAGGAAAGTCAGGAAGGGTTCGAGGAATGGGTAGCTGTGCTTGCCACCATGGCCGACTACACAAAGGATGAAATGACCATCTTACTATGGGAAGCCATGGAGAAGGTAGGGCACGCTGAACGGTCGGATACCGGCGAATGGGTGGTCAAGTGATCATTCGCGCCATAGTCATCCTGATACTCTACATCTTGAGTAAAAGGGCCTAACAACAACAGGGCGGCGAGAGCCGCCCCACTAAACTGGAAAAAGCCATGAATCAAAACATAAACCAGAGCATTGAAAAACAGCGCCTAGTCGGGCGCCTTGTTAAGGCAACCAAGCATAAATTGAACGCACACGACGCGAACCGGATCATCAATCGGATCATCTTGGAAATCACACAGCTAAATCTGGACTATAAGTCGGATGCCCACTATACGGGCTGGCTGGACTACAGGGACGAGCTCAGGCGCCTGTACCAGAGCGACTACGATATTGAGTAGCCACGGCCCCGCTTCGGCGGGGCTTTTTTGTGCCCGCTGTTTGCCGCCCGTTTGAAACCAGTAAACAGGGTAAGGGGCGCCGCGCGTCAAGCCGCCGTGTACCAAACTTCACAGCCTGTGAAGTTTCATCAGATTCGGGCGCCAAACTTCACAGCCTGTGAAGTTTCACGAGACCAGTAGGGCGTGTAAGGGGCGCTCAGGCTTTGTTACCGGCTTTGTTACCTTGATATGCCCTTAGATCGCGGGTTCTGAGTGGTGCATTAGGGCTGCACATCAAGTGTCTCGCACAGGCAGTTTTGGGGTACGCCGTATCCGTACTGGGAAGGGGGTAGGAGTTCTAATAATAATAATAGTTATAATGATAATATATATAATGATTTGGAATTTGGATTTGCGCTCCTCCCTCTCCTTCTCTCAACCTCCTATAGGGGCTATACTTTTTATCACTATACATATCATTATTACAAAATTTATGCCCCTAAACCCAGCAAGCCCGCCGCGTACCCCAAAACTGCCTGTGCGAGACACCTAATGTGCAGCTGTTTTGTTACTAGCGCAAGCCCCGATCTAAGGGTCTATCAAGGTAACATTATGGGTAACAGTAGTTGTTACCAACTCAAACTTCACAGGCTGTGAAGTTTGGCGGGATGCGTTAATGTTCAGCCCTTGCGTTCGCCGCGCCCGCGTGTATAATTCCCCTACCGGTAATGTTACCGGAAACATTGCGTATCCAAACTTCACAGGCTGTGAAGTTTGCGCTGTACATTAGCACAAACGAGGTGAATCATGGAACCTAAGGCTTTGCTTGCGAAACATTACGACAAGACCCTCACCATACACTCAACAGAGGACATGCGGAAGAAAAGCTGTCGATTGAATACAGACAACACGTTTTCCTCTATTGATCCCGATTGCATAGCGATCAGGTACGAGCCCGATACAGAATACATGTTCGTGGATGCCGCATGGTTGGCGACAGAGCTGGATGAGGACAACGAGCCCCTGCTGAAATCCCTGCAAATGAACACCCAATACAAAGGGCCGTCCTCTATACGTCTATTGAAAGGTACAGGGCACGTCAGGCCAGCATGTAAAGTACACGTATTCGACCTGAGAGCAGGAAGCGCATTGCGCAATACTCGTACACCAACGGGGCGTGTAAACCTGCGTTCTAGGCTGATGCGTGAGCACAATGGGGATGTGAACATCGTTGCGAGAGCCCTAGCCTTATACGATGAGGCCGATGCCCTGATACAAGAGCCGGATTCAGATATAGAAGTTATGAAGCAACTGATGCGCGACCTGAAGCGGGAGCGCAGGGCGCTAGAGCGGCTGGCGGGCGGCATGAAGCCCCTGAAACGGGCAAAGTCCAAGCGTGTGCATATACCTGCACTGGATCAGTTCATTGTTGACAGCACCCAGATGCGTGCGCTGGATTTGAATCAAGTACGGCTAGACCAGAACGCGCGGATACCCGAGTTTGTGCGCAGAGACAAGCCAGCGCCTGTGAGTGAGGAGCACCTGTTAGGGGCGCTGAAGGAGAGTATCAATCTGAATGGTACACACCACACCAAGCGGGTCTATCTGCGGATCAGCGTGTTACGAAGGGCCATACCGAACTACAGGCACGACTACAGATACGTGACAAGTCACTCTACATATGTGAGGTATAAAGACTCAGACGACCCACACGCACCACACAAGAACACCACCATCTATTGCGCAGTGTTCGACCTGCTACGCAGCATAAGCAAAGCAGAGACCGAGACCGAACAGAACTTCACAGACTGTGAAGTTTCACGAGACCAGTAAGTCGGCATGCTTGCAGGCGATTTCAAAACACTTGACAAACCCGTCAAGAAGGTGTATAATATACCCTACAATCAAAGATATAAATGAAGCAGAGGGCGAACTTCACAGCCTGTGAGGTTTGCCCCGAACCAAGAGCCTTCCCAAAACACTTGACAAACCCGTCAAGAGGGCGTATAATAGGCTCCAGAATTGAAGAAAACGGCAGGTTACCTGCCTGACACCATAAACTTCACAGCCTGTGAGGTTTCACAACCGGAGAGAGCGATGAGCAAGAACGTATACGTATTCTTCAGTGACGCGGGCCACGGCTGGCTTAGAGTTAAGCGCGCCGAGTTGGTAGAGCTCGGCCTAGCCGACAAAATCACACGCTATTCGTACATCCGCAAAGACTGGGTGTACTTGGAAGAGGACTGCGACGCCACCCATTTCGTGATGGCGAAAGGGCGCAACAACATGGACGTACGCTATAAAAACTGTAAGGCATACAGCGCCATCAGGAGCTACGACCGCTATCACAACGGCAACTAAACTTCACAGACTGTGAAGTTTCACTGGAGAGAGACATGCAATCAACTATCAGATGGTGCGGCGACATAGGTATGTTCGCCTATGATCGCCCAATTCCAGAGAGCTGTGTGCACGCCACAGCCTTTTGCAGGGAGACTTGTTACAACGAGAAACTGTACGCCATGTACCCGCTGATGCAGGTCAAGGATGTGCGCAACGAAGCGTACTGGCAGCAGTTAGACGGTCTTCAGGTCAACTTCGACCTGCGCAAGCGCCGTAAGCAGACGGATAGGCTGCGGCTGATGACGCGGGGTGAAGCGTTCAGAGACTTGCTCGACGTCGCCCGCGTCGAGTCTATAGCGGCCAATAACCCGCAGCGTCTTATATGGGTGCCAACCCGTGCATGGCGTAGTCCATTGCTGAATGCAATGGTGACAAGGCTCAGAAATACGTATAGCAACTTGCGTATACTCGCAAGCACCGACCCAACGACGACCGATGAGGAGTGGGCACAGCTCAGGGCACAGGGCTGGTCTACGATGTTCTACGGCGACGATGCCGTACGCCATACGCCCAATGGCGATAAGTATTTCCTGTGTCCGAAGACGCACGGCGCCAAGGTCAGCGGTGCCTGTGCTAAATGTAAGCGGGGCTGTTTCCGCGCTGATAAGCGTATAGACGTCCATTTGGCACAACACTAACAACCAAACCTCACAGCCTGTGAAGTTTCACAATCGGAGAGAGAGCAATGAGCATATACGACAGCTGGAAAAGCCATGATGAGTTCGCTGAAGCCGCTGCTAGGGATGACCTAGCCCGTGAGCGGTGGTTAGAAGAGACCCCGCTGGCCGATGTGTTGGCCGATGTGTTGGAAGACATCCTGCTTGAGGTTACCGTTGGTAACCTAGACTTAGCGCGTAAGATGGCTAAGCAAGCAATAGACCAAGCATGGGTGCGCCATGAGGGCTAACATAGGAGTTAATGAGCAAGAGGTACACGTTATGTGTGCCTACTGCACCGAGGAGCGCGTATGGTACGTCCATTCGGTACTGTTCAAAGGTACAGATATACGGGGCTGCTTGAGCCAGCCCCAGCTCGACGAGCTGGCCGCGCTGTGGATATTGAATGAGCAATGCGAGGACTACACTGATGGCCGGTAAGATTGATGTTAAGCATGAGCTGTGGGATGTAGGGCATGCGTGGTCACATTTTGTGACGATCACCATGACCAATGACAGGGGGACGACGTACCAAACACATGTATTTAAGGAGTCCAAGTGCCGTCTACTAGGCCCGGGCCGTGTGACGAATTTATCAAAGCGCGTGGATATGAGAATACGCAGCGCCCCCAAGTGGGTGCAGAGAACAATCCATGAACAACTGCCCGTTGTGGCAATCATGTTATCGTGAGGTAAGGCTATGGAAATCAAGGTAGACTATAACGCTAATGCGTCGTTTTTAGGCGGCGGTTGGGTACAGGTTAAGAGCACCCATGTTGCGACGGGGTGCAGGTATTCGATGGACATCCTATCGCCCAAGCTACATGATGGGGTAACATTGCCCTACAGGGTGCTGCGTATGGGCAAGGCAGGCAAGCCCTCCTCTGCGGAATGTATCCTGATGCGCAATGCGCCCAAGTGGGTGCGGCGTACGATGCAAGAGCAGTTGCCCATCATCAAGATAATGTTTAGCTGATCAAATGGGGGTAAGCTATGAGTGCCCCGCTTGCTGAATAACCATAGCAGTCTGCCACGAGTCCAGTTTGTGATTTGCTAGGTCATGGGCCTGCTCCGCACAACCTCTCTCCTCGGGGGCCGACCCTATGATGCTGACGGTTAACGCATCACCTATTTCAAAACGCTTGACATATGCGTCAACTATGTGTATAATATGTCCTACGGTTGGAGGTTCCAACTTGACCCACAAACTTCACAGCCTGTGAAGTTAGATACAACAACGAGGTGTGTTATGGCTATTTCGATTGCTTCTTCTGCTGTTCTGGTTCGTATGTCCATTGGCGTGTGGCAGGCACGCAAGAAAGATAATGCGGTGTCGTCTGAGGTAGACGCCGACAAGGGCGCCCGTGTAAGGGCAGGCAACTACAACAAGAACCTGTTACCCAATACGGTTGAGCTCGATGCAATCCAGAGCCAAGCCAGCGCTACCCGTGCATGGATAGCTACGTTCACAACACCATGGGATGACAGCGGCTGGCGCCTATTGCCTACGACGTTCATGCTCAACAACGCAGCTGAATTAGACGCGCGTATCGCTGAGTTCTATAGGTTAGTAGACGAGTTGATCGCTGTGTACGAGCAGCGGATACAGGCTGCGCAGTTCAATCTTGTTGGCCTATTCCGTAGGGAAGACTACCCTACAGCAGAGCAGGTACGCGCCAAGTTCTACATGGTGCGTGAGTTCAGTCCTGTACCCCATGCAGGTGACTTCAGAGTAGACATAGGGCATGAGGCCGAGAAGGCATTGCTTGCTGATTTCCAAGCGGCCAGTGACAAGAAGTTGGCGGATGCGATGCAGTCCAACTGGGACAGGTTGTACAAGACTATGCAAGTGCTGTCTCGACAGCTCGGTAGTTACGACAACAAAGAAGAGGGGCGGCGTGCCGGTGGGGTGCATGCCAGCGTGGTAGACAACGCACTTGAGCTGTGCGACATGCTCAAGGAGCTCAACATAACCAACGACCCCAACCTTGAGAAGATGCGTAGGGATTTGCAGATGACCCTGCAAGGGGTAGAGGTAAAGGAGTTGCGCAAGGAGGCGCAGGTACGTGACGGTGTAAAGGCAGAGATCGACGCTCTGCTCAGCAAGTTCAACTTTTAATCAAACTTCACAGCCTGTGAAGTATTACACATAGAGAGACTACGACCATGAAAGTAAGCAAGAACAACGACCTGACCCTGAAAGAAATCGCTGACCTTATCCTCAGCGTAGGTGAGACTGTAACCGTGCTTGTCGAGGGCCACATCGGTACCGGCAAGAGCACCCTGCTCCAGATCATCGCAGCTATGAGGCCGGATGCGTATCCGTGCTACTTCGACTGCACAACCGCAGATGTCGGTGACTTAGCAGGGCCCAAGTATTCCACGGTCAATGGCGTGGATGTGCTGTCGTTCGTGCCGAATGAGAACCTTGGCATGCACCTCGACAAGCCTGTCATCTTGATGTTCGACGAGTTCGCAAAGGGCCCACTGCCCGTACAGCGGGCGTCACGCCGCATCATGTTGGAGCGCAAGAACGGCATGCACGCTCTGCCCAAGGGTTCTATTGTGTTCGCTACGACCAACCTTGGCCTTGAGGGTGTGGGTGACATCTTACCTGCACATGCTCGTAACGCTATCTGTGTGGTCAAGCTTGGCAAGGGCAAGCCCATGACATGGGTAGAGGACTACGCAATACCTAACAACTTGCACCCTGTAGTGATCGGCACGGCGCTGGAGTATCCCACCATGTTCGAGAGCTTCGAGGACGTGGAAGACCCGAACTCTAATCCGTTCATCTTCCATCCCAAGCAGGCACGGGCTGCGTTCGTCACCTTGCGCTCACTGCGTATGGCGTCTGACATTATGTATGCGACAGAGCACATGACGTCTCATGTCCGTACCCATGCCCTTGCGGGTGTGATTGGCGAAGCAGCAGCGGCTGTAATGATGACGCTCAGCGGTCTCAACGACGACCTGCCAGCGTGGGAGCGGGTGATTGCTGACCCTTACACATGCCCTGTGCCCAAGTCAGGCGTTGCCTGCTGCATGCTGGTGACCAAGGCGGCGATGCGTGTAGACCGCAGCAGCATTGATGCGTGGATGGAGTACCTCATACGTCTGCCCAAGGAGACGCAAGCGTTGTTTGCTCGCACCATAGTGCGCAGTTCCAACAGCGGTGTGGCTACGACCTGCGAGGCGTTCACTAACTTTGCGAAGAACAGCCTGTACCTTTTCACTTAATCAAACCTCACAGCCTGTGAAGTTTTACGGGGCGGTGCGCCGCCCCCACAACCGGAGATAGAGATGGCAAAAGCAACTGCACCACAGATCATGGCTAAGATTGACGCTTCATCCACAGTGCTCGTACCACTGGAGATAGCCCACCAGATTCAAGCGCTACTGGCACAGCACGCCGTTAAGTACAACTGCATATACAGGGGCCGTGATTCAAGCGTGACCTATATAACAGACTATGAAATCCCATCTGTATCGGTCGTACCCAAGGATGCCCCTATCTATGACGCTATGGGTTTGACCCGAGAGCAGGTAGACGCATGGTACATGTCCGTGAGAGACGGCGACGGCCCCACAGTGATCGAGCCCAAACAATTCACCGCTATTGCAGGAGATTGATATGTTGACAGTAGAACAACGCATAGAACGTGCACACGTTCGCATCATGAAGCACGATGCAACTCTAGGGTATGCGTCACTCATTATGATCGGTGACACCACGGTAGATGATGTGACGCCCACTGCCTACACCAACGGCAGGGACAAGGTATACGGACGCGCTTTCGTCGAGGGTCTTAACGAGCAGGAGCTTGTAGGTCTTATCCTGCACGAGGCAGGGCATGTGATGTATCAGCACGGCTATCTGTGGAAGCACTTGTGGGCACAGGATGCACAGCGCGCCAATCAGGCGGCTGACCACGTTATCAACATCGAGATCGCAGAGCTCGCTGCCAAGTACCCTGACTTCGTGGCGCTGCCAGCCGGTGGCCTGTTAGATATGCAGTATCGTGGCATGGATACGCAGGAGATATTCAACCGCTTGCCAGCAGGTGGTGGTGGCGGTGCCGGTGGCGGTGGTGGCGGGTTCGACGAGCACAAGTTCGACGAGCTCAGCGAGGCCGAGGCCGAGGCACTGACCAAGGAGGTAGAGACCGCCGTACGTGAAGGCATGTATCGTATAGGCAAGAGCGGCGGCACTGCATCACGCGCCTTTACAGAGCTGACAGCGCCCAAGGTTAACTGGCGCGAAGAGCTGATCATGTTTGCCACCGAGGCCACCAAGGGTAGCGAAGATGCGTCATGGCGTAGGCTCAACCGCCGCTGGCTCAGTGCAGGTGTATTGATGCCTGCTTCTGAGGGTGTTACTGTAGCGCGTCTCAGTGTGGTGCTGGATGTGTCGGGCTCTGTCGATGACTTACTGGTCTCAACATTCATGTCCGAGGTGGTTGGCATCTGTCACATGGTGCGCCCGCTGTTGGTAGATGTAATCTGCTGTGATCACGAAGTGCGCTCCCATGATGTGTATGACGCATCGTCGTACGCCGACTTGGAAAAGAAGCGCAATCTAGGCGGAGGGGGTGGCACAAATATGCCAGCTGCATTAGACTATATCGACAAGCAAGGGCTGAACCCTAACGTGGTTCTGGTTCTGACTGATGGCTACACTCCGTACCCAACGGAGTTGAACAGACCCACTCTGTGGGGTATTACAACCAAGAAGGTCACCGCGCCTGTGGGAGTGACAATACATGTCCGATAACAGTCTGTATGAATGCTTGCGTGTAACAAAATCTGACGACGGATGGCGGGTGCAAGACTTCGTAGCAAAGACAGACACTACGGTGAGGGCGTTAGACACTGACGCCCAGACCAAGATCAACCTGCTGATGATGGCAGATGACGACGACTGGGTAGAGGGTGTGGGCTACCGATACAGCGATTACATTTTCTATATTTCGAGGGTACACCTGTGAGAGTGAATGAAATTGTAGGGGTGACAATGTGCAAGAAGTGCGGGGGTGAGCACCCCGTGGAGACCTATAGAGGGCTGTTGTTCTATTACTGCCCTGTGGTTCACAGACTCTTATTGATAAGCGATGAGGTGAAAGATGTCCCGAACAATAATGATTGACCCAGAAGAGGTCAATGTGCCCGAACAAGCCGCCGAGCGTAGGCTGGCCGTAGAGGTAATGAACCGCGCGATAGAGGACGCGCGCTGCGCCGATGCGTATGTGACCCTGTCCAACAGAAGGAGGAGTGCATCCAGCGCCATGACGCCCAAGGAAAGGGATAGGTACAAGCGGGGCTTCTGGAATGATGACTCGGTGCTGGCTGTCGATGCCATACACTTTCTGATGACGGATAGGTGCCACCACTACCTTAAGCTGCTGGACATAGACCCAAAGGTATTCGTGGAGCAGCTGATCCAGACACAACACACGGAATGTGTCACACCTGTGGAGGACTTCGTAGATGATGGCGAGGTGTCACCAACAGGGACGCGCCGCACGGTTAAGATAGCGGCAGAGAACAGAAAGCGGCGCATGTTCCGCAACAACTATAAGTTTTATCAAGAGCGTTTGCGCGCAGTATCAGGAGGTAGGCATGCACGTTGAGTTACTGGACTACATGGGCAGCGATCTAGCTGTAGTAAATGCGGCGCGAGTCAGCTTTGATAAAGAATCAGAGTACGAATCAGCGATTGTTCTATCAGAAAAGGATGAGAAGTTAATCCACTACCTAGCGAAGCACAAACACTGGACACCGTTCGCACACACAAGCATCAAGTTCAGGGTGACGATGCCTATTTATGTGGCGCGTCAGTTGGCTAAGCATCAAGTTGGGGGCGTGGTAAATGAAGTGTCTCGACGGTACGTCAGTACAGCGCCAGTGCTGGATGTGCCAAAGAAGTGGCGTAAATCCGCAGAGAATGTGAAGCAAGGCTCAAGCGATGAGCTAGTAAACGTAGATCAAGAGCATATAAATCAACTAATGGATCAGTGTTTGGCTACATACGACTACTTGATTGAAAGTGGTGTATGTCCCGAACAAGCACGAGCAGTGCTACCTCTGTGCTGTGAAACTACGTGGATATGGACAGGTAGCCTTTCGTTTTTTGCGCGTGTATGTAGGCTAAGGCTCGACCCTCACGCACAGAAGGAAACGAGGGACGTAGCTGAAAAAATTAGC